CAAAAACTTTTCAGCTTATATTGCTAATACCGATTTTGCTGGTCGGAAAGTTACCATTTGGAAAGTGTTCAGAAATCATTTAGACAAACCTGATAATTATATTGAAATTTTCACCAATGCAATAATTGACAGCGTTTCAATTGATGAATATAACTTAACAGCAACAGTAGTTTCTAATCTTGATTCTCTTGATGTTGAGCTTCCGGGAGAAACTTATCAGGTTAACTGTCGCTTCCAATTTGGAAGTGAAGCTTGCGGTGTTAATATACCTACAAAGTCAGGTCAAATTGAAAGTATCAGCGGTTCAATAATTAATGACTCTACAATTACAGATGGTGTTGACTATTGGAAGTACGGGACTATTGAAGTTAATAGCGAAAGCAGAAAGATAGTGGCAAGCGGAAATGGGTTTGTTGAGCTCGAATATCCTTTTGGAAGTGCTCAAACTGGTGACAGTTACAATATGCAGGCTGATTGCGATTATTCATATGATGCCGGCCACGGTTGTACATTTTGGAATAATACTCAATTTTATGGTGGATTTTTAGACATTCCGAAAATCAGAAATATAAGAGAAGTTGATTAATATGATGAAAACTAATAAATATCTTCGCGAAAAATATAAATTTAATGGTCGTGGTGGTCCTTATGACTGTCTCGGTTTAGTTTTGCAAGTTTTAAAAGACAATGGAATTAATTTGCCAGATGATGATGGCGAAAAAATTAAATTTAATTGGTTTCAATCAGATCCAAATAGATTTATTGAGGGATTAAATTATTATTTCAATAGAATAGAATTCAGTGACAGGCAACCGCTTGATGTGGTTGTTTTTTTAATGAGTCAAATACCTAGACACGCTGGCATTTTAACTGATAAATATAATTTCATTCACATAATAGAAAATTCAACAGTTCATATTAGCAAATTATCAAAATGGAACAAAAGAATTCACAGTATTTGGAGAGTGAGGTGATCAAATGGGAGCAGGAGCACTAATAGGAGCGGTAGCCGGATGGGGAGTTGGGGGAACAGTAGCAGCCGCAACAATAGGATTTTCATTAGGAAATGCTTATGACAATTATCAAGAAGCAAAAGAAATGAAAGAAAGTCTTAATCAGTCTCCAACTTATTCGTTTGGGCCTATCTCAAACACTAAAAGTCACGAAATGCCAATCCCAATCATATATGGAGAAAATCTTGTTGCAGGAAATATTATTAATCAAAAAGTTCGCGGCGAAAACGACAGGTATATGGATTTGCAGGTTGGGATTTCAGAAGGCCCGATTGAGTCAATAACTGAAGTTAAAGCTAATGAAAACAGTATAAGTCCTGATATCCAATTAGGCAACAGAATCCAAACTGCATGGGACCAAAATGAGCACGGCCAGACATTTCCTTATGTAGCTCATTATAATGTGACTCTTGATGCTAAAGCATTAGAAATATCGTCAACCCCGACAATGACTGCAATTGTTAGAGGACGCAAAGTTAGAGTTTGGGGTGGAGCAAATTGGGTTATCCAATATAGTAATAATCCAGTTTGGTGCCTTCTTGATTTTCTCACAGACAAAAGATATGGATTAGGAATTGATGATCAGTATATAGACTTAGAAACTTTCAAAAGCATGGCCAGCTATTCAGATGAGCTTGTTGACGGCGAAAAAAGATTTCGACTTGACATGGTAATTGATGCCAAAAAGTCTTCTCTGGATATAATTACAGAGATACTTTCCACTTTTAGAGGATTTTTATTTTATTCTAACGGAAAATTAAATCTTAAAGTTGATCGTGCAGAAGCTGCAGTTCAAAGTTTTTCTAATTCACAAGATGTAGATAATATAATCACTGGAAGTTTTGGCTATAGCAAAACAAGCAGAAAAGAAAGATTAAAAGAAGTAACAGTTCAATATACTGAACCAGATGAAAATTATGAAAGAATTTCAGCTCGTTTCACAGATGAAAGTTATGCAGCAGATGCAAAAAGAACTATAACACTAACTGGCGTAAATAGATTTTCACAGGCTGGAAGAATGGCCCGATATTTTCAAAAGAAATCTAAGTATTGCACTACTCAAGCAACTTGGGGCGCCGGAATTGGCGATATTCAATCAGAGGTTGGCGATGTAGTATTATTAAGCCATGATGTTCCCGGTTGGGTAGATAAGCCGTTCAGGATTATTCAGATAGAAGAGAATGAAAATGATGAGATGCAGATTACAGGAATTGAATATAATGAAGCAATCTATTCTGATGATGGAGTTGTATATCAGCCTTCGACTGGCTCAACACTTCCTAATCCTTTTGAACTGCCTGCAAGTGTTAGTAATTTATCACTGTTAGAACAGGCGAATGTTCTGGAAGATGGAAGCTGGATTCCGCAAATTAAAGTTACTTTTGACCAGCCGAGCAGTATGTTCTGGAAATATGCGAATATATATTATTCTGCGGACAATGGAGCAACCTGGGAATTCCACGAAAAGACTGAATTAACTCAAAGCATAATCAAAGAATTGCCTCCAGGGGTTTACAAGGTTAGAGTGCAGTCAGAAAGTAATCGCGGTAGAAAAGAAGATTTTGGGCTTGCTACTACAGGCCAGATTACAGTTAACGGAAAAGACGCAAAACCATCAAATGTTAACTGGGGCAATTGTGGGTTTCAAAATAATATAATTCTTAGATGGCAGCCAATCACTGATATTGATTTGAAAGCTTATGAAGTTAGAACAGATGAAAACTTTGGGAATGATGATGCCGCATTAGTCTATCGCGGCAATAGCTTAGAGACTACAATTAATAGCCCTGATAGACGGCAATATACTTTCTACGTCAAAGCGATTGATAGATCAGGAAATTATTCAAACATAGCTGATGATATAACTCTAGTTAACCCAGCGCCTTCGGCTCCAAACTTCACAGCTGATGATATTACTCCATTTTTCTCAGCTATTAAAATTCATATACCAGAAGTTAGTGATGCAAATGGATATAAGGTATATATAACTCCAAGTGACGGAGCAGGGAATGTAACAGGTGCAACAGTAATTAATCAATTTTCTGCAGCCCAAGATTATTATTATCCTGTTGATTCTGGGAATAGTGTCCTAATTAAAATTGGAACAACTGACAGTCTAACAGACATTATGAATGATGAAAATATTTCAAGCGAAATTGAAGCAACTGCAGCAACACTTGATAATATAGCTCAATTTGCAGCTGATTTAAGGCCGCCAAAAATTGTTGATACTTTACCAGTTTTACCTGATGCTAATTATCCAGTTGATAGTTCAGTAGTCTATAATGGCAAGTTATATATCAATGAAAGCGGTAGCTGGGTATCAAAAGTTCAAGAAGCAGAAACAGCAGTTAACGCACTTATTGCAGGAACTGTAGAGGCTGGAGCGATTGGAACTGAAGAACTTGCATCTGCCGAAGCTATAATTCAAAAACTTGGTGCTAACCAGCTCATTGCCTATGAGACACAAATCAAAAATGCAATTATCGATGATGCAAAAATTATAAGTGTTTCAGCCAGAAAAATAATTTCGGAAGAAATGATAGCAAATCTAATGGTTTCGAGAGGGTCTATAACTATCAAGGGAAATGAAAAAGAAACTGTCGAATCAGTCGCAACAACTGGGGCAATGCAGTTAGATAGTCAGGTAACAAATGAGTGGGATGCTTGGAAAATGTCGCAAGATGGAATCAAAGGTTTTGATAGTGACGGAAATCAACACGTAGAACTTTCCAAAAATGGTAGACTTAAATTAGAAGGAAGCCCGGGAGCAAATATTAATGACGTAGTTGCAGCTGAGAATAATGCTAAGAATTATGCAGATGCAAAAGTAGCTGATTTAGGAGATATGGCTTATCAAGATGTTGTTGAACTAGCAAAATTAGGTACCACTGTTATTGAGGGTGGTTATATCAATTCTAGCCTATTGACAGCAGATAATATTGTAACAGGTACTCTTGATGCTTCTAATATAGTAGTTACAAATTTAAGTGCTGATAGCATAACGGCGGGCACTTTAGACACTAATAGAGTTGGAGACAATACAATAGCTGCTATTAAATTACAATTAGATAGTTGGTATTCGGTCGAGGAAAAGCCAGGATTAATATTATCGCAAAGATTTGGGGAAGGTTTTACTACAGATGCAAATAATTGGAAGGCATATCTTAATCTTAATTATACAACAGAGACTTGGGGAGATAAAATTAAAATAATTTGCACAGCACAAGAAGATACGGGTGGAAATTATACAGGTGGAGCACGGGATTGGGATGCATTAAGATTTGTGGTTGGTTCACAAATCATATACTTTAAATTGTCAGAT